TGGAGGAAAAGGAAAAGGCCACCCAGGGCCTCAAGTCCTACCTCCTGAAGTCCGAGATCACGGCGGCCATCGCCCAGCACAAGGGGAATCCGCATCTCCAGAAGCTCGTGGAGGACCAGTTTGAAGCGGTCCTCAGCCCGGACGGCCAGCACAAGGTGGTGGTCAAGGGCGACCCGAGCAAGACCCCGGCCCAGTTCATCGAGTCCCTGAAGGCGGACGCCAGCTACGGCGCTTTCTTCGAGGGGTCCGGTGTGTCTGGAAGCGGGGCACCCCGGGCGGGCAACCCCGCTTCGGGTACCGGCAAGACCATGCCTCGATCCAAGTTCGACTCCCTCCATCCGACCGAGCAGGCCAGCTTCATCCGAGGCGGCGGCCGGCCCATTGATTAAGGACCCGCCACCATGGCGAACACTCTCACCAACCTCATCCCCGTCCTCTACGAGGGCCTGGACATGGTCCTCCGGGAACAGGTGGGCTTCATCCCCGCCGTCTCGATGGATGCCAAGGCCGAACAGGCTGCGGTGGGCCAGTTCATCACCACCCCCATCACCCCCGCCGGTACCACGGGCGACATCATCCCCGGTCAGCTGCCCCCGGACGATGGCGACCAGACCATCGGCACCATGCAGCTCCAGATCACCAAGTCCAAATACTCCCCGATCCGGTGGTCCGGCGAGGAGATGAAGGGCTACATGACCAACGGCACCTTCGCCGAGACCCTGAAGAACCAGTTCGCCCAGAGCGTCCGGGCCCTGGTGAACCTGGTCGAGGCGGATGTCCAGGCCGCGGCCTACCAGAGCGCCTCCCGGGCCTACGGGACCGCGGGCACCACGCCTTTCGGCACCGCCGGAGACCTGTCCGACCTCGCCCAGCTCCGCAAGATCCTCGAGGACAACGGCGCCCCCTGCACGGACCTCCAGTTCGTGATGAGCACGGCCAGCGCTGCCAACCTTCGCGGCAAGCAGAGCCTCCTCCTCAAGGTGAACGAGTCCGGCTCGTCCAACCTGCTCCGTTCCGGTCGGCTGTCTGACCCCGTCGAGGGCTTCAACCTCGGCGTCAGCGCCGCGAACAAGCTCCTGACCAAAGGCACGGGCACCTCCTACGTCACCAGCGGGTCCACCGCCACGGGTGGCACCAGCATCGCCCTGGTGACCGGCTCCGGCACGGTGCTGGCCGGTGATGTGGTCACCTTCGCCGCCGACACCACGAACAAGTACGTCGTCAAGACCGGCGTAGCCGCCCCCGGGACGATGGTCCTGAACAACCCCGGGGCGCTGGTCACCATCCCCTCCGGGAACGCCCTGACCATCGGCAACGGCTACACCCCCAACATGGCCTTCGAGCGCGATTCCATCAAACTTCTGGCCCGCACCCCGGCGATGCCCGATGGTGGCGACACGGCGGACGACGTGGTCTTCATCACGGACCCCGTTTCGGGCCTGACCTTCCAGGTGGCGATGTACCGCCTCTACCGCCGCGTCAAGTACGAGGTGGGCCTGGCGTGGGGCGCCTGGGCGATCAAGAGCGAAGCCATCGCCACCCTCCTGAGCTAGGCGAACGACTGGCCGGGGAGTTCCTAGGGGCTCCCCGGCTCCCTTTCTGGAGCCATCCATGCTTGTCTCGCTCGAAAAGAACGGCCAGATTTTGGAAGTCCACCCGGATGCCGTGGCGGACCACCTGCGTCTGGGGTGGCAGAATCTCGCTGACAAGGTGCCCACCCGGGAGGACATCGAGGCCCTGACCGCCAAGGTGGGCGACCTGGAAGGCCGAGTCCAACAGCTGGAGGGCGACCTGGACCTCGCCACAAACGAGGATCCCGAGGAGTCCACCGCTCAGGCCCGCATCGCCGATCTGGAAGCCAGGCTGGCTGCCGGGACGATCACCCGTGGCGAGAAGGGCCTGCTCACCAAGCTCAAGAAGGCCTAGCCCGTGGCCGCCCTGACCCTCGACGCCACCCCGGCAGCCCTCACGGCGAACACCTATGCGCTCCTCGCGGATGCGGAGGCGTATTACCTGACACTGCCTGTGGGGAACGACTGGGCCAGTGCCACGGATGCACAGAAGAACGCCGCCCTGGTCCAGGCCACGCGGATGCTGGACGACTCGATCCAGGACTGGAAGGGCCTGCGCAAGACCTATGCCCAGCCCCTCCAGTGGCCCCGGGCCGGGGTGTCCGACCGCGAAGGCTGGGTGGTGGACTCCAACTCCATTCCCCCCAAGATCCGGGACGCCTGCTGTGAGTTTGCCATTCGGTTGATCTCTGACGACCGGGCGGCGGACGCCGGCGGGCTCTCCCCTGAGACGATCAAGGTGGGCTCCCTGGATATGGGGGAGCTTCGGCACCGGCCCATCCCGGACTTCGTGCTGGCGATGGTCCGCGAATACCGGGAAGGCGGCGGCTCCGGGCCCCGGATAGTGCTGGCATGAGCTTGGCCCAGGTCGTCTCCGCGTCTGCCACCCGCGCCCTGAATACCTACGGCGTGGCGGCCACGCTGTCCCGCGCCAACGCGGGTAACTTCGACCCGACCTCGGGCGGGGTCGCCCTGTCTCCCCCCTCATCCTACCCCGTCAAGGTCTTGATCGACCCCGCCAGCCTTCGGACTCTGGGCTACAAGTTCGCGGACAGCAGCCTGATCCAGTCCGGGGACGTGCTGGCGACGATCAGCGCCAAGGGCATCCCGTTCGACCCCATGCCGGGCGACACGCTGACCACGGCTACGACCGTCTTCGTGGTCATCATCTCGCGCCCCATCTATGTGGGCGCCTCCGCTGTGATCCACGAAATGGTGGTGCGGAAATGAGTGAGACCTTTGCCCTCGACATCTCCCGCTTCGCCAAAAAGTTCGGCATCGCCGCCGACACCGCGGCCCGGAAGCTGGTCCTCGATATCCAGCGGGACGTGATGCTGGCTACGCCGGTGGACACAGGCCTCCTGCGCTCGTCCTGGTTCGTGGGCATCGGTGTCGAGCCGGGGGACACGCCCGCCACGCCCGACCAGGGGGCCGCGGCCAAGGCCCAGGCCGTCTCGACACTTGCCGGGTTCCACTGGGGGGACACGGTCTACCTGACGAACAATCAGGTCTACGCCTACCCCATCGAGTTCCTGGGCCACTCCAAGGTCAAGGCACCCGCTGGCATGCTCCGCGTCACCGTGGCCAGGTATCAGGCGGCCATGGGGAGGTGGGCATGAGCGTCCAGCAGCCCATCTTCGCCACCCTGGACGGACGCATGGCGGCCTTCACGCCGACGATGCCCACCGCGTGGCCCAACGTAACGTACACGCCCACCGCGGCGGCGTGGCTCAAGGTGGACCACCTGCCGGCCCCCAGTGTCCGGCGCTCCATCGGGATGGACGGGCAGAACGTCTACACCGGCATCTACCAGGTGGTCGTGAACTACCCGCCCGGGCAGGGTCCGGGCCTCGCTGAATCACGAGCGGATGCCATCGCCAACTGGTTCCCCATTGGATCGACCTATACCGCCAACGGCGTGACGGTCCGCATTGCCGCCGTGAGCTGCGCTCCGGCGAAGCAGGACCCCGACTGGTATCGGGTGCCCGTCTCCATCACCTACGAAACCGTCACCTCTTCCTAGGAGCCCGCCATGGCATTTGAAACTGGAAGCAAAACCCAACTCCTCCGCATTGCCGAGGTGACCTGGGGCACCACCCCTGCCACGCCCAACATGACCAAGACGCGGTTCACCGATGTGAGTCTCGATCCGGTCATGTCCATGATCGAGTCCAAGGAGATCCGCGCGGATCGCATGACATCGGATGTCCGCGGGACCACCCTCAACGGCGAGGGCGACATCGGCTTCGAGCTGTGCCCTGGGGACTTCGATGACCTCATGGAAGCCGCCATGGGTGGGGCGTGGACCGCGAACGTCCTCAAGGCTGGCGTCACGCAGAAGTCGTTCACGCTGGAGGTGGGCCATCTCGGGATCAACCAGTACAAGCTGCTGACCGGCTGCCTGATCGACAAGTTCAGCCTGTCCATCAAGCCCGGCGCCATCGTCACCGGCAAGTTCTCGATCATCTCCGAGGATTACGCGGTGAATGGGACCACGGCTGCCGCCGGGACCACGGCTGCCAGCTCCAACAGCCCCTACGATGCACAGCAGAGCGCCATGGTGGTGAAGGAAGGCGGTACGACCAGCGCCATCATCACCGGTCTGGACTTCACTCTGGATAACGGCATCGAGAAGGCCACGATTCTCGGGAAGAAGGGGCTCGCGGGCGTCCAGTTCGGCCGATCCAAAATCACCGGGACCCTGACAGCGCTGTTCCAGGACGCCACGCTGCTGTCCAAGTTCATGGCTGAGACCGCCTCCAGCATCGAAGTGAAGCTGGTCAGCGGCACGAAGTCCCACGACTTCCTGTTCGGGAACGTCAAGTACACCGGCGGCAAGTCGGACGTGACGACCGAGGGCCTCTTGGCCGTCTCCATGCCCTTCACCGCGCTGTATGACAGCGTGACGGGCTCCAACCTCCAGATCACCCGGGTGCCGTGATGGAACTCTCCAAGCTCAAGCCCAACCCCACCACCACGCTGGAACTGGTGCACCCCGACCCCGAGCAGAACCCGACAGGCGTCGTCCTCACCCTTGCTGGCCGGGACAGCGCGGAGGTCAAGGCGGTCTTGGCCTCCATCACGGCGCGGCACATCGCGGCCCAGCGGAAGGGGGTCAAGGCCGCGAAACAGGAGGACATCGAGGCGGACGCCATCAGGCTCTTGGCCGCAGCGGTCCTGGGCTGGGAAGGCCTGACCGAGAACGGCGAGCCGCTGCCGTGCACTCCCGAGAACGTCATGACCCTGCTCACGGACTACGCCTGGGTGCGCCGTCAGGTGGACGAGGCTATCGGGAACGACGCGCTTTTTTTCTCGGCCTGACGGAGGAGCTGGTGACGTGGGCGCGTGAGGAGTTCCGGCTGGGCAAGCCCGACAAGAACGGGACGCCCCTCCGTGCCCATCTCCAGGCTGCCGGAGTCGAGGAGCCAAACCCTCACCCCTTCCCCGAGGCCCTGGGCTACCTCTGGGCGTGGTTCCTGGACCTCTCCGCCGGGCGACTCTCGGGCCTGGGGCCCTGCCCGATCACGTGGGAGGGGATGAGCGCCTGGGCCGCCCTCACCGGGAACCAGATGGCCCCCTGGGAAGTTCGGGCCATCCGCGCCCTTGATGCTGCCTACCTGGCCGCTGGAGCCTGACATGGAAGCAGCCAACCTCACCCTCCGCATCAACACCGAGGGGATGTCCGAGGCCCAGCGCGGGCTGGAGGGGCTGACGAACAGCGCCAACATCCTCCAGGAGGCCGCAAAGAGGGTGGCCGAGGCGTTCGCCGTATGGAAGATCGCCGATTGGGCGAAGGATACGGCTTTACTTTCGGCCCGGTATGAAACCCTCGGAATCGCTATGAATACGGCTGGCCTGAACGCCGGGTTCAGTGCTGCCCAGATGTCTGCGCTTCAGAAAAGCATGGAAGATACTGGGATTTCGATGGTGGTAGCCCGCCAGAGCCTTGTAATGATGGCAGCGGCACAGATGGATCTAGGCAAGAGTTCGGAATTGGCTCGTGTCGCTCAGAACGTAGCGGTTGTCGCAAACATGAACAGTTCTGAGGCATTCGAGACGCTGACCCGATCCATCCAGACGGGACAGGCAATCATCGCTCATCACATGGGCTTGATGGTGAACTACGCCGGTGCGGAAGAGAAACTTGCCAAGGCAATTGGGAAGACAAAGGACCAACTTACGGACAGCGAAAAGGTACAGGCCCGTATGAATGAAGTGATGCGAGTTGGCGCGGGATATCAGGGACTTTATGAATCATCCATGACCACCGCTGGAAAGCAGTTGAAGTCCATGGAACGGTATGTCGAAAACCTCCGGGTGAAAATCGGGGAACTTTTCCAGCCCGCGCTGTCCGCGGGAGTTGAGTTCTTCACCGCCGCGCTGAAAGATTTGGCGGCATGGATGGATAAGGCATCGAAGAGTGGGGATCTCCAGAAAATCGCGGGCGCAATTGGATCGTTTACATCTGGCGGTCTGGAGGCGGCGGTAGCACCAATCAAGATGATGATTGAGTATTCCAAGCAACTCAAAGAGGCCACGCTTGCCATCGGTGCGGCGGCACTATTCGCTTATGGGAACCAGTGGATCCCTGCCATAGCTTCGGCCATCGCACCCACACTGAGGGCCATTACGCTGGTCGCGTCCATGGAACTGGCGACGATCAATTACGCTACGTCAACTGGGGTCGCGGCACTTGCCATGGCTGGGTTTCGTGCGGCCATGACGGCGCTATTGAGTCCTATGGGCTTGGTTGCGGCAGGACTTGCCGTTCTCTATTTCTCCACCAAGGGGATTAGGGAAGAGACGGAAAGACTGAATGATGCCATTGCGAGGCAAGAACGGTTTATCACTCAGGTTCAAAATCCAATTCTAAAGCTGAAGTCAGATGCACAAAGCCTGGAAAAGCAGCGGGCGGCACTCTTGGCCGATGGCGGGACACCGGGTGTTCATACCCATCAGTTCCAGGTTGAAGAACTCGTGAAAACCACAACTGAAGGGATGGGCAACATTCCCCATGAATGGGCCGAGAGTGCCCGCATGTATGCGGAGCGAGTAGTTACCGCCAGGGATGCACTGGAATCGACCAAGACAACATTGCTGAAGCAACAGGAGGCTATGGAAGCCGCTGCAAAGTCTGCTCAAGCCTACGCAGAGGCCCAGGCTAAGGCTAGAGATCAGATCACCCAGACGTTAGGCCGCCACATGACAGAAGGAACGGCTATCACGGCGCTGGAACACGAACAGCTCGACATTCTGGCAAAGAAAGTAGGGCTTCAGAAGGTTTCGTACGACATGGCTGAGGCCATGGTGAAACTCCCGACCAGGGAAAAGACGGTTCCATCCGACATTCTGGGTGGACCCAAAAGCACCAGGGATTCTCTCAACTTCGAGCTCGTCCAATCTGAAGAAGCGTTACGTCTAGCCGATCTGAAGCTACGCGCACAGACTGGCGAAACCTGGGCAATCATCGGTCAGACCGTGGTGGAAACGTCCTCCTATGCCTCGGATGCCATTGTCCGCTGGTCGAACAATCTGGATGGCCTGGGCGTGTCATGGCGAACCTTGGGCGACACCGTGCGGAACGTCCTAGCCGACATGATTCGCCAGATGGAAAAGGTCATCCTCCAGCAGCAGCTGATGGACCCGCTGCTGAAGTGGGCAGGGATTGCGATTGGTGGGATTTCCCAACCTGCGGCACCAAGCAGCGGAGGGGTGTGGTTCGGTGGTGGTAGCACGTCCGGCCTGGGCGGCGGAGGCGCAGGTGGATACACGGGCGCCCTTTTCATCGCGCCTCCTCCGAGTGGTGGCCCCCCTTCCGGCGGGAACCAAACCTCCATCGTGGTGAACGTGAACACCAGCACCGGCGAAACCAGTTCCAAGTCGAAGGCCCAGGGTGCATCCGATTTGGGTAGGCAGATCGAAGATGCCGTCAACGCCGTGATCATCAAGAACCAGCGGCAGGGCGGACTTCTGGCGAGGACCGCATGAGCACCTTCACCTGGATCCCTGACATCGGCTCGACAGAGGAAAGATCCCCGCGCATCCGTTCCGTGCGGTTCGGCGATGGCTACGAGCAGCGGGCGCAGGATGGGATCAATGCGGACATGCGAAAGCGAAGCCTGAGCTTCACGGCCAGGTCATCGGATGAGTCAACCGCGATCCTGGCGTTTCTGGAAGCACAGGGCGGGATAGCCAGCTTCGACTACACCCATCCCGGCGACTCGAGCCGCAAGTATGTATGCAAGTCCTGGAAAGTAACGGATACGGGCTACCTGCTCAAGACGATCACCGCTGAATTCCAGGAGGTGCCCCTGTGAGCGTGCCGCTTGTTGAGATCCAGAACCTCGCCCCCTCAGCGGTGGTGGAGTTGTTTGTCCTGGATGCCACGGCCTGCGGGGGAACCATCTACCGCTTCCACGCCGGAACCAATGGGCTAGGGGCCCCTATCGTGTGGCAGGGGCAGACATTCAGCCCGTTCCCGATCGAGGCCGAGGGGTTCGAGTGGACCTCCAAGGGCACCTTGCCCCGCCCCAAACTCCGGGTGGCCGCCATGGATGGACTGGTGGGCGGTCTTGTGCGTGACCTGGAGGACTTGATCGGGGCCACTGTGATCCTCAAGCGGACCTTCGCGAAGTATCTCGACGCCGTGAACTTCACCGGGGGCGTCAACGCCACGGCTGACCCCACTGCATGCTGGCCAGATGAACCCTGGATCATTGAACGAAAGACCCTGGAATCTTCGGATGTGATCGAGTTTGAGCTGGTCACGCCCATGGATGTCCAGAACGCCATGATCCCCAGGCGGCGCATCACTGCGAACATTTGCTCCTGGGCCTACAAGGGCACCGAATGCGGATATGCGGGCGCCCTGGGCACCTGTGCGAAGACCCTCGCTGACTGCAAAACACACTTCGGCGCCACTGCTGACCTGCCTTTCGGAGCATTCCCTGGAACGGCGGGGGTGCGATGACGCCCCAACTGCTGGAGGCCATCCTGGCTCATGCCCGGGCTGAGGCGCCCCGCGAGTGCTGCGGGATGCTGGTCCATGAGGGCCACCAGGCGGTCTATCACCCATGCCGGAATTTGGGTGAGGGCGACACCATCGACATCCACCCTGAGGACCAGGTTGCCGCCGAGGATGCAGGCATCCTGCTTGGAATCGTCCACAGCCATGCCATCGGGACCACGGCGCCCGGGCCACTGGACCAGCCTGGTTGTGACCGGTCCGGCCTGCCCTGGTGGATCGTGACTCTGGATGGGCAGTGGAACCGGATCACCCCGAAGAACTGGGAACCAACGGGCCACGCCTTCGTGTGGGGGGTGCAGGACTGCTACACCCTGGTTTCCGACTGGTTCGGGGGCCTTCCTGGGTTCCTCCGTGAGCCTGACTTCTGGCGTCACTCCGATCTGTTTGGTGAGGGCCTGGCTTCGGCTGGATTCCACGTGGTGGAGGGTGACCCCCGGCCGGGCGATGGCCTGCTATTCCGTGTCCATGGTGGGCATCCAGACCACTGCGCGGTCTATGCGGGCGAGGGCCGGATCATCCACCAGCCCACGGGCCGGGTCGGCCTTGAGGAGCTGATGGGGCGCCTGGTCGAGAAGCTGGCCTTTGTTGTGAGGCGCGCATGAGCAAGAAGACGATCCGGCTCTATGGAGACATGGGAAAGAAGTTCGGGAGGGTGTTCAAGCTGGAGGTCAGCAACCCCGCCGAGGCGATCCATGCCCTGCGTATCACAGTCCCAGGGTTTGATGCCTACCTGCGGGAGCACATGACGGACGCCTTTCGCGTCTTAGTGGGCTCGGATGATCGAGGTGAGGAGGATCTATCGGCTCCGATGGGTCAGAATGAAGTCATCAAGATCGTGCCCATCATCACGGGTTCCACGAACAGCATTTTGGGCCGGATTGTGTTGGGCGCTGCGCTGGTTTACCTGACCTGGGGCGCTGCGTCAGGAGCTGCGGGATGGTGGGGAGCCGCTGGATCCGTCGGGGCTGGACTTGCAGGGGCCGTCGGTGCCATCGGATGGTCCATGGTCCTGGGAGGGGTTGCCCAGATGCTGGCCAATACCCCTGCCTCTGTCGGTTCCGGCCTATCAGGAAACAACGACAAGGAAACCTGGTCCTTCGGATCGCCCACGCTCACCACGGGCCAGGGCGGGGCCGTTCCGCTCGGCTACGGGACCATGCGTATCGGTGGCGCGGTCATCAGCGCAGGCATTGACGCCCATACCTGGCAAGACAAGGGCTTCGGGGGGGCTGCTCCCGACAACGCAGGCACGCAGGGCGGGGACGGTGACACCTCGCCCTGGGTATGGGCCATCGCACCGTAGGGGGAAGCCATGTCGGTTCTGGTTCTGGGCGACTATGGGTGGGATGGCGCAGGCCGGGGAGGCACCGGCCATGTCGGTGCTGGGAATTGGCCTACGTGCACCTACGCCGATGCGGTGGTCCCGGAGACGGGGACGCTCCAGATCCTGCTGGGTGAGGGCCGCATGGAGGGCCTGGTCAACGGGTTGAAGTCCGTGTACCTCGACAAC